TACAAGCGTTGATACAAAACTGGCAAACGGTAAAAAGGTTGTAAAAGCAGGAACCCCTATCGGTTCTACAGGAGTAGCAGATAACACGGCTACAGTAGTGGGAATCTTATTACATGACGTTACAGAAGATAGACCACAGGGAACGTTGCTTAAAAAGGCATATATTGACAAAACAATTGCGCAGACACATTCAGGCGTTGAAATTGCGGCAGTTGCAAAAACGGCATTGCCAATGATTGTTTTTGAATAATTAACAGGAGGTAAAAATAATGCTAGTAAATGAAGTAGTAAATACAAAGGCTATTGCACTTGCGGCTACAGAAAACGCAAGCAATACAATTCCTTATCTTGGTTTACAGTGGTTTCCAGAGAAGAAAAAGTCAGGTCTTGATTTAAAGTGGATTAAGACACACAAGGGACTCCCTGTATCACTGAAACCGTCTAATTTTGATGCGCTGCCAACAATCAGAGCAAGGGGCGGATTAAAGACAGAAAAAACACAGATGGCATTTTTCCGTGAACAGATGATTGTCACAGAAGAGGATGCACAGGAAATTGATAGAATCAAAGATGAAAACGATCCGTATTTGCAGGGTGTATTGCAGAGTATTTATGATGACACTAATACTCTTGTGAGCGGAGCGGAAGTCGTGCCAGAAAGAATGAGAATGTCTCTTCTATCAACAACAAATGGACATCCTACAATCGGTATTGAATCTGACGGTGTTAAGTATGAGTATGATTATGACCCTAACGGAGAATACACAAAGAAGCATTACTTAAAATTGCAGGACACGGCTATGTGGAGCGATACTACAAATTCCAAGCCACTCACTGACCTTAATAATGCAAGAAAAACACTTGCAAAATTAGGAAAGATTGCTTCCTATGCGCTTATGAACTCTAACACATTTAATTATCTGTTAGAAAATGCACAGGTCAAAAATGCTATTCTTGCGCAGAACTTAACGGCAAACATTGAACTTACAGATGATAATGTTGTCTCTATCACAAAATCAAGAACAAAACTTACTATTGTTCTTTACGACAAGATGTACATTGACGATGAGGGAAACGAACAGTATTTCTACCCTGATAATAAGGTTACGTTACTACCAAGTGGTTCTCTTGGCAATACTTGGTTTGGAACTACTCCAGAAGAAAGAACAGCTTCACAGGTTGCTGATGTAGATGTTTCTATGTATGGTATGGGAATTGCAGTTGCTAAGAAAGTTGAATACGGTCCTCCTGCAATCACATCTGTTACAGCTTCAGAAATCGTGCTTCCTTCTTATGAGAATATGGATTCAACATTTGTAATAGAAGTACATTCTGCTTAGTAGGAGGTATCTAGGATGAAGTATCCGTATATCGTAAATAAAAACGGTGTTTGGTATCCAGCAGGAACAGAAGTTCCAGACGGAAATGCTGATAAGGAAGTTAAAACAGAAAATCAGACATATACAAAGACAGACATTAACCGCATGAGAACTGCAGACTTGCAGAAGTTAGCAGGAGAAAAAGGAATTCAAAATGCCGATTCCTTTAGCGGTGAGGATTTAAAGAAAATGCTTATTGAATTGATAAACTTATAAGGAGTCCGTATGGAAAAATACAGTACTTTACAGAAAGTAAAAATCAGGCTAGGACAATTTCATACAGAGGAAGTCACAGACCCCGACACAGGAATTACGTCTGATGTTACTGTATTCGATCGTAAGGAAGATAACCCACTTATTGAGTTACTGTTATATCAAAATGAGCAATTAGTAATAAATGCTTCTGGAATATCAAGCGCAAAAAAAGAAGAATACTTAAAAAAGAAAGAAGAAGCTATTGTTGAACTTGCGCTTTATGATCGTAACAAATTAGGAGCAGATTACAGTGCCAGCTATTCAGAAAATGGAATAACAAGAACATGGAATAGCAAAGAAGACATATTATGTTATTATGATATTTCTTGGCATGTTAAAGCTCTCTGAATTGTATGAAAAAAGAAGATTGTGCATGACCTTTTTACTTGAATCAGTAAGATGGTCGTAGGCGGCGCGCAGTAAGAGGTGGAGGGCGGTGCGCCTATATTAAATTGCAGGAGATATAAAATGAAAGAAATTTTATTACAGACTTACACCATAGCGTTACCAATATTGCTTGGTTATATAGTTTGGCTTCTGAAGCAACAAAAAAAAGACAAAGACGCCAATAGTAAAGGTACAATGTTACTTTTGCGAGTGCAGCTTATCGAATATCACGATAAGTATATGAAACTCGGCGAAATACCATCTTATGCGTATGACAATTTTGTTGAAATGTATAACGCATATCACGCATTGGGCGGTAATGGTATGGTAACCAAAATGTATAACGAAATACAGGAAATTCACTTAAAGAATGGAGGTAAGGATTAAAATGGATATAACATCAGTATCAACAGTAGTTTCAATCGTAGTGATTACTTATTTGATCGGTCTTGCGGCTAAAGCAATTCCAAGCGTAAAGGACAATTACATCCCGATTATCGTAGGTGTGGCAGGCGGCATCTTAGGCGTAGTTGGAATGTACGTAATTGCTGATTTTCCGGCAAATGACGTGCTGAATGCAATTGCAGTAGGAATTGTAAGCGGTCTTGCAAGCACAGGCGTAAATCAGATTTATAAACAGGTCAAAAATGCTTGATATTAATAAGCAGAAAATGAAATACGCCTTGCAGGGTCAGACCGTGACCGTTGAGGAAACTGACGAATATGGAAACCCAGTGTATGAGGGATATACGGACGCAAGTGGAAACTTCATTCCATACCTTGATTCACAGGGCAATCCGATCCCAAAGACAAAGGAAGTAAGCGGATTCTCTGAACCAGTTACGTTCTATGCAAATATCAGTAATAAGCTGTCAGAAGTATTGGTAAAGCAATTCGGCATAGACGATAGCACATCATATGTACAGATTGTTACAGATAAAGGATATCTGCCTATCAACAATGGTGATGTCGTATGGAAGAAATCGGAAGTCGTTCTGAATGATGATGGATTGCCAGACGAGAACAGCGCAGATTACATTGTAAAGGGCGTAGCTGATGAGGGATTGACAGCCGATTTATTCCTGTTACAGAAAGTTGTTAAGTAGGTGGTAACATGAAGAATGTAAATATTTTGGGAACTGAATATAGCATTGATATTGACGATACATTAGAAAAAACTAATTGTGATGGACTTTGTAAAGAATACGACAAAAAAATTACAGTTAGAAATGTAGGAGCAATGCTGTGTGATGATGATTTCATGGAAACAAAGAAAAAAAGATTTAACGAAGTTTTAAGGCATGAAGTAATTCATGCTTTTTTTAGTGAGTCTGGATTAGATAATTATTCATCTAATGAAGAACTGGTTAACTGGATCGCAATTCAGTTTCCTAAAATGTTGCAAGTATTCAAAGAGCTTGAAGCAATATAGGTGGACGTATGGCAAAGAAAGTTATCTCCATGACATTATCACAGAAATCCGTACAGAACGTCATAAAGGAGCTGAGAAGCTATCAAAATTCGTTAGAGTATAAATGTAGGATGTTAGCTGAAAAACTCGCTGAAAAGGGCGTAGAGATTGCACAGACATATGTTGCTTCACTTGATGCAATATTCACATACGAACTTAATTCAAGTATACACGCTGAACACGTAAAAGATGTGCAAGGCGGTGGGATATATGCGGTTGTGGCAGGAACAGACCACGCATTGTTCGTAGAGTTCGGAACAGGAATTGTCGGACAACAAAGTCCTTATCCAGGCAAACTACCAGACGGTGTTACATGGGAGTATGCAAGCGGTAAGACCATAAGACAGTTGGCAGACGGACGCTACGGATGGTTTTACCGTGACGATAACGGTCAATGGTGGTTTACAGAGGGTATGCCTAGCAGACCATTCATGTACTACACGGCTAATGAACTTAGAGACTTGATAATGGAAACTGCCAAGGAGGTGTTCACCGTTGATTGATAATTCATGGGCTTTACGATTGCAAGACCAGTTATTCAACATGTTTTCACATGAAATGAAGTTAGCATATGGGAACAAGTACAAGAACCTTTACTTGACACAGGATGAAGCAGTCACAGGAACACCAAAGTTTCCGACAGTGCTAATGAGACAGATTGGTGCTACAGAAGCAGGACAGGATTTAACAGGCGAGCGAATAAACGCTGTAAGACCAACATTTCAGATTACCATTAACTACCAAGGCGAAAAAGCAGAAGACAGGGCAGAATTAGTTGATATGACCGCAACGGCTATCAACTTTTTTAAATGGAAA